TGCAAGGTCAAAGGCAGAATCGTGCAGCAGTTCATTGCTGATTTTAATCATTGTGCCGAGCTTGTAAGCAGAAAGCGTGGTCTGTCCGAATTTTGTATCAGTTTCCGGAATTTCCTCGCCCTCGTCAATCCACTGGGCTTCCATTGTGTCGTTGGCAATCGGAATCTTACGAGTACCGGAATTGGTCTTGATAACAGTCGCCATCTGACGGAAAATATTATTTTCTTCCAGTGCCTGAATCAGACGGCGTTCAAACTCCTCTGGAACAGTAAAGCCGCCCTCAGTGTCCTCACCAACAGAGAGTGCATTGCGGACTGCAAACTGGTCTCCCTTGTTGCGCACCATATTCCAGAATGCGTCTTTGTACTCATCAGTTGCAGTCGGATTGGTTTCGGATTTGCGGTCATTTGTACCTGTCGGAGCATTGGTGACAGGCTTGGAAGTTGGTGTTGCGAGTGCCGCATCCACAGCAGCCTGCTGTTCAAGGCGTTCAATTTCTGCACCGAGTGCCTGCACATCAGATGCCATCTTGTTGTAGGTTTCGACTGCGGAAGCCTCTACAAGACCGTTCTCGCCACGGTGCTTTTCAAGGAATGCCTTAGTCTGCTCCCAGAGAGTATTTCTCTTGCTGCGAAGTTCCATAATCTGGCTCATATCGTTCCTCCATTTCTGCCGGATATCTCCGGCGGTCGCAAAATTGAACAGCCGCTTATCTCATGAAAGCAAGCTGTCTTTTCAGAATTTCATACGGCACAGAGCCGTCTGCGGTTGTGCCGTCCAGCCCAATCACAAAAGCTGTGTCTTTCAGCCCTTTCTCGGCAGATTTCTGTGCTTCATTACGGGAAGTTTCGTCTGAACTTTTTTTTTTGGCTGATGCACTGATTTTTCCCAGAATGGTTTGTCCCATGATACGGGTGCTGTACTGCCACAAGGCGTTGTTACTGCCCAGTTTGAACGGCTTCTTTTCTTTCTTTTCTTCATCTGGCTTTTCGTCACCGCCTTCCTCATCCGGCTCATCGGGTGTTTCCTCTTCCGGATTTTCTTCTTCCTCCTTTTCCGGTTCAGGCTTCTTTTCGGTTTTCTCATCAAAAAGAATCTCATCTGCAAAGCCCAGCTCCACAGCCTTTTTCGCATTAATCCATGTTTCATCGGACATGAGCTTGCTGATGCGATTTCTGGAAAGTCCCGTCTTTGCGGCATATGCGTTGATGATGCTCTCCTTGATTTCATTCAGCACAGTGATAGCTTTTTCCATGTCTTTGGCATTTCCCATAGCAATTGTCGAAGGGTCGTGAATCATCAACAAACTCGTCGGAGACATCTGCACCATGTCGCCAGCCATTGCAATGACACTCGCCGCAGAAGCCGCAATGCTTGCAATTCTCACTCTGACATTATGCGGATAATCCCGAATCATCGTGTAAATTTCAGCAGCAGCGAACACATTTCCGCCCGGACTGTTCAGCCAGAGTGTCAGGTCTCCCTCCTCTGCATACAGCTCATCACGGAAATCCTGCGGCGTGATTTCATCTCCCCATAAACTTTCCGAATCAATAGGTCCTTCCAGGCGGAGAACTCTGCCACCGCTGTCATCGTGAATCCAGTCCCAGAATTTCTGCATTTACATACCTCCATTTCTGTACTTTTTCCTGCTTTTCTTCCGCAAGAATCTGTCGTCAGTTTCTTCCTCCGGATTTTCGTCCGGTTCTTCCTCTGTATCCGGCTTTTCCTGAGATAGCTCATCTACTCCGTAAGCAGCACCTGCATTCTGTAATTTATTGTAGCTGCCGTTCAGGTAGTAGTCTTCACCGCCCAGTTCCTCCGGAATCAAATCCATATTTTCCAATCGGCGCACATCATTGGGCGACATAAAGCCGTTGCCGACACCGATTGCATAAGCGTTCATTCTGCTTTGATAGTCACCACGCATCAGCCCATCCACATTGAATTTCGGAAAATATACATCCTGTTCCTCTTCGAGCAGAAGGTCTTTCATAATTCCCTTTTCAATGCGGATAATCCACGGCATCAGCGAATACTGCACAAATGCAATCCCCTGATGCTCTATATTATTAAAGGTAGAGCGTTTCAAATCCTGCACCAGATGAGGCGGTACCTGAAATATCCGGCAGATTTCCTCCACATCAAATTCTCTTGTGGATAAAAACTGCGAATCTTCGGGAGGAAGTGAAATCGGTTTGTAGGACATCCCTTCCTCCAAAACGGCAATGCGGTGTGCATTGTGTGCGCCGCCATAGGCTCGCATCCAGTTGTCCCTGATTTTCTGAGGGTCTTTGAGTACGCCCGGATGCTCCAGCACTCCGGCAGGCTGTGCTCCGTTCTTGAAAAAGGCACTGCCGTACCGTTCGACAGCCATCACAGCACCCAGAGCATTTTTCATCATGGCAATCGGCGAAAATCCGACCAGTCCATTAAAGCCTAAACCGGGGATGTGAAGAATTTCATCTCTCGGAAAAATGATATCCTTGTCATGTTCGCCGGGTTTTTCATCGGTGTAGGCATGATAGGTGTAGAACAGTTCTCCGCTTTTCGGGTCACGGTCAATCTCCATATTCTCAGGAAGCAGCGGATACAGACCGAGAATGCCGTTTTTACCGTCACGGACAATCTGTGCATACGCATTGCCCCACAAAAGCAAATGGCACATCATCGCCTCCCAGAATGAAAATGAACTCATTTCCGGATTTGGCTGCCGGTAGAGAATTTTATACAGCGGATGGTCAAAGGCTAATTCCTTATCCTCACCCTTACCAGTATAGCGATACAGATGCAGAGGCAAGCCTGCAATCGTATTGGAAAGCAGTCTCACACAGGCATATACAGTCACAATCTGCATCGCCGTTCGCTCATCGACACGCTCTCCGCTGTGTGTCATGCCGAATACAAATAAATTGCCGGAATCACGGACATTGTCCTGAATATCCGGCAAAGTCTCCGGTGCATCTCTCGGCTTGCTGAAACCGAGCCAGCTTAAAAAGCCCATAATATCTACCTCCTCATGTAGTTTGATTTCTGTGACAGCCCTGTTCTCCGGACTGTGGGAAATTCACACAGGCAAATTCTCCGTATAAAAAACGCGCCGCAGTGTCGTAAGCCTGCGCCGCATCTTCCGGATTATCAAAATAGCCGATGTGTTTCGTTTTATCATTAATGCTGATTTGTGCTTTATACCGATTCTTTTCTTTTGAAAAAGTTACGCCCTTGTATCCGCTTGTATTATGCTTAGGGATACGCATATTTCTTTGATTGTCTACACATTGTGCAATCCTCAGATTAGTTCGCCGATTGTCACGGGGATTCCCATTGATGTGGTCAACATATTCATTTTCGGTTGGCGATAGGAGCATTCTTGTTAACCTGTGATTTTTATTATCAATTCTTGTGCAAGGATAGCCATAATCATCTATATGCCAAGTGTGATTATTAACAATATCTAAATCCGATTCATCAAACACAAAAGAATCCCCATTCGAGTCGTAGTATCTATAATGCTGACCTTCATGAACTAATTTTGCACAATTACCGCATCTTGAACATCTTCCCGCCAACAATACTTTTCTTTTCACGATTACTGAATTGCCGCATTCGCACTGACATCTGTAACAGCTTCTTCGATTTATCTCGCCCTTAGATTCTGAAAAACCAGCAAAATCTAATACTGTTAGTCTGCCGAATTTGCCTCCAATGATGTCTGCATAGTCCATTACATCACCATACCCTTCAGATAATGACAAGCTCATGTCCTGGCTCGTCATATACAGAACCCTGCATCTCATGACGGATGCAGCGGTCAAGTGCCATAATCCATGCCACTATTCCATCGATTTTTTCTGTACTGCGTTTTTTACTGGGTTTGATATTTTCAGCCGCATCTATCTCTGCGACAATATTGCCAGCCATCCATCTCAGTACAGGGTTGCCACCGTGAATGAATTTTCCTTCCAACAGGAGCTTGTAAAGCTCCTTCATCGGAGGACTTTGATCCTTAAAACCTGCGCCGATAGGAACCATAATAAAGCCATCGCCCTGCAAGTCTGTAATCAATTGACTGGCATTCCAGCGATCCACTCCGATTTCCTTGATGTTATAAATCTTGTACAGTTCGTTGATTGTTTTCCGCACGAAATTATAATCGACCACATTGCCCTCTGTAATGTGGAACAAGCCTTGTTTTTCCCAGACATCGTAAGGTACTTTATCACATCGCACTCTTAGTTCCAGAGTCTCCCTCGGCAGCCAGAAATGCGGAACAACAATATATTTTTCTGCTTCGTTTCTTGGCGGGAACACAAGGACAAATGCCGTAATATCTGATGTGCTGGACAGGTCAAGACCGCCGTAGCACTCCCGACCACGCAGAGAATTAAAATCAATCGGGACATTACCTTTGTCGTAGATATGCTCCGGAATCCATGCGACTGCACTGCCTACCCACTGGTCAAGTCTCAGCTGACGGAATACATTCTCTTCGGCAGGATTTGTCAGAGCCTCACGGTGAGCATCACGCACACGGTCAATTGTGATTGTATATCCAAGTGACGGGTTCGCCTTGTACCAAGACTCCTCGGAATTCCAGTCGTCACCGTCATCCAAACCATAGATTACAGGATAGAAAGAAGGGTCAATGCGCTTTCCGTCAAGAATATCATTTGCTTTGGTATGATACTCGAAGCAGATGGAATTTCTGTCCGTTCCTGCCGTTGTGATAAGGAAGTACAGCGGCTGCGTTCTGGCATCGCCGGAACCCTTTGTGAGAACATCCACAAGGCTTCGATTCGGCTGGACATGAACTTCATCCAAAACAAGTCCTGATACATTCAGTCCGTGCTTTGTACCGACTTCTGCGGAAAGCACCTGATAGAATCCTACATTATTATAGTTTACTAGCCTCTTGGTTGCCGCCATAATTTTGGAGCGTTTCAGGAGTGCAGGTGTCATTTCCACCATACGCTTGGCTACATCAAAGACAATGGAAGCCTGCTGTCGGTCGGCGGCTGCGCCATAAACTTCGGCGGAAGGCTCATTATCAGCATAGAGCAGATACAGCGCAATTGCCGCTGCAAGTTCAGATTTTCCATTTTTCTTGGGTATTTCGACATATGCCGTTCTGAACTGCCGTGTGCCGTCCTTTTTGACAATGCCAAAAATGTCTCTCACAATGCGTTCCTGCCACGGCAGCAGCCAGAACGGTTTTCCAGCCCAGCGGCCTTTGGTGTGACAGAGGTTTTCGATAAAGCGCACAGCCCTGTCAGCTTTTGCTTCATCATAATGAGAATCAGGGAGCATGAAGCGTGAGGGTTCGTAATCCTTCAGTTTTGGGTAATTCGCAGGTCTTTCCCTTGCTTTCGGCATTCTGTTCAATTTTAACCACCTCCTAAAAGTTCATCCATATCATCAATCACAGCACCTTTCATATCCGCACCGGCTGTAATACGGCTTCTTGCGGCAGGTGTCAGACCAAACTGCTCTGCAATTTTATTCATAATCTTCAGATAGGTCTGCGCAATGGATACCTGCGGAACAGCCTGCCAGTAGCCGGATTTCGTTTTCACGATAGTGCCGTGCTGTGTCATAAATTCTTCGGCTTCTTTCCATCTGGCATATGCCTGACAGTACGATGCGAAAGCCGCCTGATCGACCTCAGTCAGCACACCAATCTGTTCCAGCTGTTTTGACAGCCTGCGCCATTCCTTTTTGGCTTCCGGTTCGAGCCATTTTGGACACGGAGGAGCTTTGCGCTCCGGTTTCGGCTCTGCTTCATTCAGAGGACGCTTGCCGGGGTTTCCCTCCAGCTCTTTGATTGCTGTCGGTTTTGGTTTTCTGCCTCTCTGAGCCATCCGCATCACTCCTTCCTCAAAATGTGCATAAGAAAAAGACCTGCAAACTGCAAGTCTCTTCTATGTAAAAATATGCCCTTATCC